AGAGCGAGCAATGTAAGTACAAGCTTTATCAGTAGTTGTAGAGTCTACGGAGAAGCTAGAAGCTTCGTTCAAAATTTCACAGCCATAGATAACCATAACTGCAGACTGACCATATTCGTTCGCAAAGGACAATGTAATGTCGAATGGAGGAATTTCGTCAGAATATTTTGGCGTAGATTGAATAGCTACGTTTTGCGTAACTTTGAATGGATTAGTAGAAGCTACTTGGCTATCGTTACCATTAGCACCTAAAGAATTAACTACCATGTTAGTTAATTTTGTATCCCATTCAGTAATTGTGTATGGTTGATAGTTAATATCGCCACCGATACGTTGGAAATAAGCTGCTTTTGCAGCACGAACTGCAAGAGCATCGACTAGAGCATCGCGATCAAACAATGTAAACACAATTGTACCGGCAATACCGCGCTTGCCACGAGAAATGGAGCGAGGCTCTGCACTACCAAATGTGTATACAGGAGCTTTTTCACGATTAATAGAAACTGTAATACCTTGAATTTCAGCCACTACTTCAGAACCGAATGTAGCAACGATATCACAGCCGGAAAAAGTAGTATAGCTACGAGTGTATTCAGACGCTGTAGTTACACCAGAGTTATTGCTGTAAGCCATGTGTTAAATTATGAGGCGGCTATTAAGCCGCCCCCTCCTTCTTTAATAAAAACTACTATTAGGTACCAGGTTGACGAATTTGAATGTAGTTATTGATTTGACGAATTTCGTTGTAAGGCATAATGATGTAATTAATATCAATATAAGTATATTGAAGTGCAGTTACGTCATTAGTAATTTCGAAAGTATAGTCATGCAACAATACACCTTTAAGTTTATTCAATTCAGAAGTCAAACCTGTGTTGATAGAGTTGCGAACAGAAGTTTTATTTTGTTTACCAATGAATGGTTCGCAAACACGGCGGATAGCTCGTTCAACAGCATCGATAATACGAACACTATTTAAGCGAGACAATGCATCTGTAGGATCAGCCATTGTACAGCCATCAGTTACTACATAACCACGAGTAAATGTATTTTTAACTGTTACAATACCTTTAGCTGTTAAACTAGATAATTGAGAAGCTGTTAATTCGAACAATGGATTAATGCCGATTTTTTGGTTTGTTGGAGATTGTTCTACAGGTAGTGCAGAAACCATACCAGCATAAGCTGCAGCACCATTACCTACATATGCATATGTAGAATTGTAAACTGGAACATTATTTTGGAAGAATGTGCAAGAAATAGAACGACCGATATCAACAGGAGTACCATCGTCATCGATTACAGAACGACCATTACCGCGCTTCAATTCCAGATTAAGATTTAAATTATTCAAATCTTGGAATTTTTGTTCAACGCCAGATAATGTATAATCAGAAATACGTTCTACACCGATCAAACCATGAGTATGAGCAGTTTTCAATTCTGTATACAAGCAATGCTGTGCTAATTGACGAGCAAAATTATCTGGAGTACGGTAAGGAATACGCATAGTGTAATCGTAATCGATTGTACGGTCTGCTTTAAGATCAGCCAAAGCTACTTTACCACCAACCAATATTGGTTCCAATACTTCTTCAATAAGAGCATCTTTTTCTACAATACCACTATCAGTTAATTCTACAGTAAAGTTATCTGTAAAGTTAACATTATCTTTTAAATCAGAAATAAATTCTGCTACAGTACGATAGTTAAAATCAGTCACAGAAATAATTACACGGTTATCTACACAGTCGAAGTTTTCAACATATGTAACTACTTTATCGTCACGAGCATCTTTATCGATTAAGATATCGTATTCGCCGATAGGAGTAATAGCACCGCCATCATATTTACCAACACACAACACATCGTTAACAGATAACAATACATATTTAGCAGCACCAGCTGTAGCAGCCGCAGCAGCTGCAGTTGTTGCATAATAAGCAGCAGTAGTTGCATCAGCATCTGTTAATAGACCATTCATTGCTGTATCGTATTGAAGATCTGTTAAAGCTGTGATTTCTTTAAATGTTACAGTATTACCAGTAGCTGGTTCAGCTTCGATAATCTTATCGCGAGTAACAAAATGTTTGAACTTTTGATGAGGAGAAACAGCATTTTGAAGTTTATTGTCGAAAGTAATAGATTTTACTTCTTTAGTATCTTCAAAATAGAATGTTTGACCAGGTTTATATGTTTTATGTTCTAAATCAAGTGTTGCTTCGTCAGCTACAGTAGGGATTACTGTAAATACTTCATTTTGATAAATATTTTCGTCGGTAATTTCTTTCGCATTTTCAACTTTAGTAAAACTAAATTTGAAGGAGCGAGGAGAATGTTTTACGTCTTTAACGTCTACGACTGGAGTAATTTTAAACATTTCAGTATCGACAACTGGAGCACCGCCAGCAACAGTGTTAACCATAACAGCATCGATAGGGAATGCTTTTAAGAAATCTTTTGGTTTAGGCAAACGACCACCGATTACAGTATCAGCACAAATTTGTGCACCCAATACACGATAAGGCATATCGGCATTTTGCAATACGGAGTAAGCACCTTCACCAATAGATACAACATATTGTTTATCTTTAATGTCAGATTCTTTAACGCGAGGAGTTAAATATTGACCAGTAGAATTTGTACGAGGGAAAGCTGTTGCTGTAATAGCAAAGCCAGAACCTAACTTCATGTATTTTTGGAAGTTAGTCATATTAGTATCTTCATAATCTTTATCGTCTTCTTCGAACGCTAATGCGGAAGCACCAGGAACACGAAGATAATCATTATGAGTATACATTTTTAAGCCAACAGTTGTGAAAGCTTCGTTAAGATCTTTGTCGCTTACAGAGTAAATAGGATACTCAGCATTAACATCTGTATTAATGCGAAGAGTATGGAAATATTTACCAGAGAAAGAGCTGAATGGCTTTGGAGATTTTTTATTTTTGATTACATGTGTACGAACTTCTGTACGACATGGAACCAAAGAACGTTTACGGCCCAAGAAATATGTGCCAGGGAAAATAGAACCAAGAGCTAATTCATAAGAATCTTTACGCAAAGTTACGTCTTGGCCTTTTTTATTAACAACAGACAAAGTAACTACGTTGTTACGAGGGAAATTGTTAATATGACGAATTACTTCGGAGATAGGAGTATCAGCAGTGAAGCCAGCACCCATCAAACCCAAAGGAATTTCGACCTTAATCATTTCATCTTCGTTATCAATCATAGCATTGTAACGTTCATAAGTCGTTGCTTTAGATACAGGTTTATAGATAGTTAAAACTTCTTGACCTGGAGTATTATCAAAAGTAAAGCAAACTTGTTTAGCTTTATTGGAAGGGAAACGAGATTTTACACGGAAACGAAGAGTATCGTCAGAACGCAATTTAAAATCTTTTTGAGCTTCAGAACCACCAATACGGAAACCGTAAAGAGTACGGCAACCAGAATTGTAAGCATCTGCTAATGTAGCAGTTAAGTCTACTTCGCGTTTTGTTTCGCGATTATAAGTATCGCCATATGTATATGTAGCATAAGATGGATCATAAATAGGAACAGGAACACCATTAGGACCATCAAATGCAGTACCGATACAAAGAACTGCGTCAGTTGTACCGAATTGGCTATCGTCATAAAGTTTTTTCTTTACAGAATTAACTTCGACAAATACACCAGGAAGATCGCGGAGGATTTCCTCTTTGAAAGAGTACGCCATTATTCAACCTCTTAGATTAAAAATTATTTATCAAGATTTAATAGACGTTCGATAAGTTTGTGAGTTACTACAAACATCTTGTCTATTCTTAAAATGTAGCGAACACTTCTAATTGAATATTTTTCACGATACTGCACGTTAGATTCATCAGTTAAACGTTCATCGTAGATAAGTTCATTAACGCCACGTCTTTTTACATAACCAGTATAGTCATACATAAGATCTTCGAAATCTTTTAAGACTCGATTTGCCGTTGCATAACTACTAGCGAAGATATCGAATTGAAGTACGTATTCGAATGCATGACGATATACTTCAACACCTTCTTCTTCTATATTTTCTTTTACAGGATATTTATTATCAGGACGATATTCTGGATGTCCAGGAGCACGTCTAATTCTATCATCCATTAATCGTGGTTTAATACTATTAATGGTTTTGCCGGAAATAATTTTAAAGAAAATATACGGATTGTTAATTGATTTATCGCGGTCGTTAATAGTGGCCCCTTCGTCTGGGCTCATAATAACTTTATCTTCATATAACGCTTTTTCTACTAAATTAACAAGCAGTTCAATGAATTCATCAAAACTAATGGACTGTTCAGCCCTTAATCGATCGACTCTACGTCGATTATTCATTAGCCTACCGGGAGCATTGACTACCGACAGACTTTCTTTTTTTGCTTTTAGCTGATCGACTACAAATCGTTCATCGCGAGTAAGTTCATCTGTCATTATAACCTCTGTTCCGCAGTATAAGACTCTGTCGTGAATAAAGGATAAAGAGTATACCGAAGTATAATATCTACCCCAAATCCATTTTCTCTTAATTGTTCTTCGACACTATCAATATGATAATCATAAAGAACAAATCCTACGTTTTGTTTTAACAAGGATTCTAATCGGTCTCTTATTTTTAATAAATAAAATTTCCGATAATTTTTTCCTATATATTCATCGAAATCCATTTCTCTTACGAGATAATAAATAATACGCATGACCATAACAGATTTATTAGGATTTTCGCTAGATAGGTTAACTAAATTTTCAACGGTTGTACCAACTAAAGAACTATTTCTGTAATAGACAACATTAGGCAACATGTCTTTATAATCTAATATAAAGTCTGTATCCTCTTCAGATAAAAGTGGGTACTCGTTGATAGGCGTGGCGGCCAATTTTGCCGCTACAACTATATTACTATACTGAACATATTTTAAATTATTTCCAACTAAAATAATGTTATCAAGAAATTTATTCTTATTATGAACAGAAGTAAAACTTTGAACTATTTTATCATAATAATTATTAAATTCATCGATATCTTCAAATAATGAACTATGCTTATCAGTTACAATAATCATACTTCTATTCTTATAACAATTACTAGATAATACATTTAAATAATAATCTGTTAAATCTTTGTTATAACGATCAGTATAGCGATCGGAAAACATTATCTTAGTTGGGCATATATATGCAAAATCATAATCTATTAATTGCTTTGTTATGTTAATAAAATCTGATAATGTGCGCATGTTTACTAAATAAACATCTGGAGCATGATAATTTTTAGCTAATTTATAAGCTAAATATAAATCAGAATCTTTACCATATTCTTTTTCGACATCATATAATGTTTTAAATTTTTCAATTTTACATGTCTTATTAGTCGATTCAGAATTACCAATAATTAATAGACTAGTATGTTTGTCATCGGCAGTCATATTAACCTCCGATCAGTGCTTTAAAGTTTTTCATAAATGCTTCTGGATTTCTTTTATAATTAACTCCATTAGCTTGATAATAAACACAGTCCATTGTATTAGAATACCATTCTAATACATATCCTATATTAATTATCTTATCCTTAAAGACTATAATATCTCCAGCAAAAACCGGAAATTCGTTGCGAAGATATATATCATATCCTTGCATTAAAAATAATTTATTATCTGCACTATCTGTAGAATATATTGGCTGAATATGAGCACGGGCTTCTCTTATTAAAATTTTTTGACCAAAGCCTAAACAATTTTCACAGAGAGGATCGCCTTCTTTTGCCGTTACATCTTTACAAGTGCAATCTATATTTTTATATGGTTGTACCAGCCAAACTGGAGTTTCCATTAACTGAATTAAACCATTAATACGTTCATCAAGATTTTTCATTAAGTTTTCCTCAACGATCTTAAAGAACGAGATAAATCGTCAAACAATGTAGTAGGATAAGTATGAAGTTTTGATTTTTCCATATAGGAACGTTTGCCAGTTCTAGGTTCTGCACGTCCCATAGTTAAATAAGATGGATCGACAATTAATTTTTGGAAAATTTCCATTTCAGCTCTTATCATTTTGATTAAGTCAGCTAAAGATGGGGCACCGCTACCACTAGAGCTAGAAGAGCTAGATCCACCTGATTCTGTCGAACCAAAACTAATATTACCGATATGACCTGAGATCTTACCAGATGTCGAAGTCGTTACGGCATGTTTACTTACTAAACTTAACGTTGCTCTTAATTTACAAAATTGTTGTAAAAGATATGGCAAATCGGCTCTATTTTCATAACCTGGAATTTGGTCTAACAGAAACTGGGCAAACCGACTTGCTTCTTTTAAAGCATATAAAACTTCTGTATCAGTTGCATCAAATACATTGATTAGATAATTAACATCACCTAAAGTGTAGAAATTACTAATTTGTTCTGATGCTACCGTATAGACTTTATATTTTAATACTTTTTTCCCGTCGACAGATTCTAATTTTTTAATTCTGATTTCGTAAAGAGAATCTGGTTTAACTCCGCCGACAGGTCTTAATTCTAAACGATTACCAAATATCGTATATTCAAAAGGCTCTGCCATTAGAAGTCCTTTCTGATGATTTCGATATTTTGTAAAATACCTTCATCTTTAATTTCAGCATTAAATTCAAATACGAAAGCATCGTTAGTACCTTGTTGAGGTCGTTTTGTTACCTCTAGGGGGCTAATAATTACTGGTTTAATATCAAGACCGGCAGGTGTTTCATCAATAATAACACCAGGAGCCGCTCCATTATTTGCTCTAGTAATAATAGTGCCATCGGCTAACTTAATTGTTGTCGCAGTATTGCCTGTGCCGTCCTTCATTATTTTTTCAATAGTTTCAGGAGTTAATGTCGTATTTGCCGCTACATTATTACTAGCATTTAATTCTGGAGATAACCCAGTATTTGTTGCATTATTTATTTCATCAGCTGTCATAGAACCAGCTGGTTTTGTAGGATTAGTATCTAAATTAACTTTGTTATTGTGCATATTCCGTTTATAGTTATACGGAGCCCAAATAGATACTGGATTAATTTTATGAGGATCTTTTTCTGATTTTTCTAAACGATCAAGAACACGAGTATCGCCATCATAAGTAAAAGTAGCAATATCAGACCATTTACCATACTCTTTGTCTTTTTCGACACGAATACGGATATAATATTGCTTAGCATTTTTTAATTTTGGGAAACTAATTCGTTGTTTATTTAATATTACTGTATCGATTTCACAAGGATCGAAAGTTTTGTTTTCTGAAATTTGCAATCGATATTCTAATACAGGTTTACGTCTTTTATCTCGTAATATTTCTTGCCATTCACAAATAAAAGATCCATCGACAAGTTCATGATTTGCTGGACTAATAATGCGGACATTAGAATATATTTTGCTATTAAAATAAACATGACGGATCAAGCTTGACTGCAAGTGCTCGCCAATAATATCTTTAATAGTTTTATTAATATCGAGACGATATTCTTCGTTAGGTTCTACTTCATCAAGTACGGTTATAATTACAGTTTTTTTAGAAGTACGATATTTTAATCTATAAATCTTTTGAGATTCAGCATGAACCATAGCAATCGTATCGCTATTAATTGTGTCTGGATCGACATTTCCAGTAAAGAAAAGCTTAATTTGCTTTTCAATAGGATTTACAGCCATGTCGACCAAAGCAAATTCTTTAAACATAATCGTCCTTCTTATTTGTTAGTTTTTTTACGGCCACGAGTTTTTTTAGATTTATCTTCAGCTGTGGTCTCTTCAACCACTTCTTCTGTAGATTCCTCTTCTGGAGTCTCTTCAGCAACTGTTTCTACTTTTACCTCTTTAACTTCTTCAGATTTAACATCAATAGAATTTTCAGGTTTTGTTTCAACAGATTCTTCAGCTTTTACTTCGCTTTTTTCTTTTTCTTCTTTTTGCAAGCCATCGTTCTTTTCCTTATTAATTTTTTCTAAATTTTCTTTAGCTTCAGCTAATGCTGCATCTAAATCAAAATCCAATTCTTTAGAACGAGCAACTGTTTTTTCTAAAACATCTTCAGGATGAATTAAACCAGATGCTACCATATCATAATTAGCAGAAGGAATAAAACGTTTAGATACGTTAGAATAACTTGCATTTTCTGCAGGAAGCATGCCGTTAACTAAAATTAAACGACCAACTTTTACAGATCGACGAATATTTTTAATATCCATATCGTCATAAATACGACCATAAGGTGCTTTACGAGTCAAACGAATACGAGTTAATTTATCGAAATAACCAATTTCGCCATGACCTAATTTTACAATAGCGATCGGTTCTTTTAATTTAGTCATTAAATACCTCTTATATAATAAAAAAAGGGGAGCCCGAAAGCTCCCCTGGTAACTCATTCAATAGCAGAACGAATCAGAATATTATTCTTGAATACGAATTGCAGTTGGACGAGGGAAGGAAGGCATAGCGGAAATATTTTTAGCCACTGCGATACCTTTACCATTATCCATGATACCAACGCCATAGCGTTCTTTTGCTTTGATGATGCGAACATCAGTTTCAGGATTAGTCCATTTTTCAATAGATAATTCTTCGCGTTGAACAATAGCGCCGATGTGATTACGATCGATAGCATACATATCGAAAGTTTTGTTTTGTTTGTCAAATTTAACACGTGGGCTCAAGATTACGTTAATTGGCATTGGCAAATTAAACGCAGCTTGAGATTCATTCAAGATGAATTTTTGAGGGCCCATGTTATTAGAAAGACCAGCAAAACCAGGAGTGCCTTGAGTAGTGCCGAATGGGTTAACATTCATAGCACCCATAGCACCGAATGTTAAACCTTGACCTACCATTGCATTACGAGCAAATACCAACCAGCAAAGTGGATGCATGATGATATCTGTAGGAGTTTTGTCATTAGCCATCAATGCTAAGCACATGGACATGAAGTCTTCTACGGAAAGAGTGCCGTTAGGAAGAGAATCTTCACCTAAGCCAGTAGTCATAGCATCAGGATTTTGAGCGCCCAAAGCATTGTCAAATACTACGTGACCATGTTCAGAGAACTCACGAGCACACCATTCGTCTTTATAGCGAGCCATTGCACCGCCGATACGGGACAAGTTAGCTTCCATGATATCCCAGTAGGAATCCATAATAACTTCTTCAGACAACGTAACTTTAAGACCGATTTTTTTAGGACGGATTTCGATAGAGTTGTATTGAAGAGTATTGATTTCTACAGCTTCATCATTGTAAGCACCAGCTTCGGAAACTTCGTGTGCTTGCAATTCACCGATAATAGGAACAACTACTGTACCGCTTGTTTTATCGGATTGAATTTTTGTGAAGAATGGAGAAATAACAGATTGAGTATCTTCAGCTTCGATCATACGAGTTTCGATGATACGAGGAACCAAGTCAACAACATCAGTTGTCATAATTGTTTCTTTAATGCTGAAGGATTTGTTGCTAGGTTGTTTGTTCATACGAGCAACAACATCTTCAAGAATGTCATATTTTCTCAAAGATTCTTCAATTTTTTCATGAGACCAACCAGCTTCTTTACCAACTTTAGTAGTTTCAGCACGTTGTTCTTTAAGAGAATTAACAAATTCTTTCATTTCGATTTTCATTATATTTTAAAGCTCCTATTATTTTTGTAACAATACTTTTACAGAACCTACACAGCCTGCCCAATCCATGAATGTAGGCACGCCAGCAAGACCTTGACGGGAATAAGATACTTTTACTTCCGCTTCTTCTTTAGGAGCAGCTTTAATAATAGCATCAGCTTGTGCACGATCGATAACACGCAAACGGATCAAACCATTTGTTTCGCTGAAGTATACTACTTCAAATGCATTAGCAATAATAGCGCCTTTTACAACAGGTGTGTAAGCGGAGTTATTGATAGAAATTTGAACGGAACCTTGTTCAATGAAACGTTCAGGGATTTGATAGTTGAAATCAAGATATTCTTGAGTAGGAGCTGCTGGATGCATTACGCCAACTTTAACATCTTTAATAGCTGTAGAAGCAACGTTGCGACCATCAGTCAAACCAGGAATACCGATAAACTCATAACGAGCACCCATACGAGAATCATATACATCCAATTTATTGTTCGAAGCAGTCATGTTCAAGTCATGGTTAGAATATAAAGAATTGAATTCATAGTTTTCGATACCGCGGAAGTAAGCAGATTCGTCAACCAAATCTTCACCACGACGATATGTACGACCGTAACCATCTTCTGCATATTGAGCCAAAGCTTCTTGATCTTCGATAGCCCATTTCATCCATTTAGTGGAACCTTCTGGAACTAAGTTAGGATTTACTTCATGAACTTGACCGATAATTTGTTGACGTTCAAATTCAATTTCAGGAGCTTGCATAGCAGCTACTGCAGTTTCGTCAGACAACGGAGATTTAATGATACGACCATTTTCGTCAGATTTAACGAAATCGCCAGGCAAGAATGCGCCATAAGCAGAACCCCAAGGGTTTTGCTCTGCTTCGTCTTTAAATAAGAAGTGAGGCAATTCTACCATTACGTCAGTTTTAATAGCACCAGGAGTCATGCCGTTCCAAGCATTTTCGTCACGAGTATATTCGTTACGCATTAAAATGCCGATAGGAACGTTACCATTACGATGGTCCATAAGTTTTTTACCAGCTTTAGTTAACAAGCCAGAAGTTTTATCTTTATCAAGACCAGCAGCTGTAGCGATAGCTTTTGCACCGCCATTAGCGAAAGGTTTGTAATGATCTGCAGTATAAGCAGCTGCATCGACTGGAGTCCAATCAACATCAGCATTCATCATAGGTTTACCAGCAGCTTTGCCAGAAACAATACCAGCAGCACCGTAAACGTCAGTAGCTGTACGCAAACGTACAGGGGAACCACCGTTAGCAAGAGTCAATACGTTTAAGAATTTTTCTGGGTTTTCTTTTGCAGCTTTAACGTCAGGATCAACAGCTACGATACGACCTTTAGGAATTACTACTTGGTTGTACATTTCAGCATAGTTGTAACGGAAAGCTACAGGAAGACGAGAATCCAACCAATAAGCAATGTTGGAAGTGTCATGGTTAGTTGTATTAAGGCGTACTTGAGTACGAGTTACACGACGGTCATCGTTGTTAAATTGTTTGAAGCCAAAGCCAGTGAATACTTTGCCATCAGAACCGCCAGTGAAATAATTAGCACCTTTACCAGGATTGTAATTTGCCATTTAAAAGTTATCTCCTATTATTTGTAGAAAGCATTGAATACGTCAGAAAGAGGTTTAAGCTCTGCAGCTTCTTTGATTTGAATTTCTGTAGACTGATTATTTTTAGCATTAGGATCTGTAACGACAGAATTTGTCAAATCCAATGTTTTAATTTTATCTTCGAAAGATTCTTTCATAGAAGCGATTTCTGTTTTTACTTTTTCTTCGCTTTCAGTTTTAAATGCATCGAAGCCATCTTTTACTTCTTGTACAGATTTAAGAGCTTCTTCTAGTTTTTCTTTACCTTCGATAAGGGAAGCAGTTTCTTTACGAGCTTCAGATTTATAAGCTAGTAAATCATCAGTAAGATTAGAAACTTTTGTTGCCAAAGCCTCATTTGCTTTAATTAATTCGGCAATTTGGCCTTTAAGTTCTTCGATCTCAGTTTTTTCTTCGCCTTTAATCTCTGGAATTGTTTCGACTTCAGGAGTTTTAGTTTCAAGAACTTCAACTTCTGCAGCAGTTTCTTTGCCTTCAACTTCAGTTTTAACTTCAGTTTCAGGTTCTTGAACTTTTAATTTTTCTTTTTCCATAGATTCGTTAGCACGAATATTCGTACCGGTTTCTCCTTGTTGCGGAATACTCAAATTATTAGGAGTATGATCTTGTTTTTCATACTCCCCATTGTCATATACTTTAATATTCTTTGCATATTTGTCAGAAGGAACTATGACATAAGACAATTCGATAGGACTCATCAAAATGAAATCCCAGCAGCATGTCTGCCCATCATATTTCTCTCCTCGGACATGTTCACACGTACCTTCGTTGAGATCTTGTCCACATATAGAACAACGAACGTCGTGTCCAGTCATACCAATGCTTACAGTCGATAATAATCCAGACTTGATATCTTTTTGAGCATCATCGTCGAGAATTTCAGCAGTAATAAATAATGCTTTAGAACCGATAAGACGTTCACTATCACCAAGTCTTGCATCGATAGCACGACCAATAATTTGACCGTCCTGATCATTATGATGCATAATAATCGGAATATTATATGGATGTGTCCACTCAGATAAGGAGGCCTCTAAGCCTTGAAAAGAATAACGAGTATTATTTCTTGTTACAAATGGATAAGCATGTACAGCTTCAATCTCAACAATTAATTTTTCGTCAGAATCTTCATGATCTGATTTCTTTACAGGCTTAATAACAGACTCTTTTATCGTGATGTTTTCACTTGTAGGAGAAAAACCAATATATTCACGGAAGTCCATTATTTATCCTTTCATGATTGGTTTTATGCCGCACGTACAGTACGGGCTATAAGCTGGAATATCTTCGATAGTAATTTTGTCGATATTAAAATGGGTCATGCGTCCATTTTGATGATCGCTGTCATTAAATTGAATATCGATTGCTTTTATACCGTCGTGTTTGCATTGTTGTACATATCCGTACCAATAAGCTTTACGAGAAATATAATCGCATAAAAAACGAAGGCGATATTCATTTGAATTTAAAATACTATCAATGTATATTTTATCTTTATTATTTTTGACCGCAGATTTAATATCTTGCATTATCTTAATTATTTTTTTGACGAATAATCGTCAATCACATCGATGTTCGGAGTGATCTTGTCTTTATTAGTTTTGTTGTTCGCTTGTGAATGGCTAACACCTTGTTTTGCAAAATCTAGTGCATATTCATGAAGAGCAGCTCTAAATTTTTCATCTTCAATGGCATCACCATCTGTGAGTATATTACTGAGGTCTTTGTAAAGTTTATCAACTTCAGAAAAGTTTTTAGAATAATCTTCTATATTTTGTTCGGTATTTAAAGATTCTTTAACTTTTATACTATGCTTATCTGTATTTTGATTAGAAGGATTTGCATCGTTAGAGAAGTAATCGTTCGGAGTCGAAGCACTTTTCTTGCCATTAAATTTTCGATTATCTAATCCATCATCATTTGATGAAGAATTAGTTTGAGGATTTAACGCCATCGTAGCTTTAGCGGTTTTAATAGCCGCATCAGCTTGAGCATCGACAAGATCGAGTTTACCTTTTTGCGTAATAGTAAATGCATACATATCTTCTTCAGATACTTCATTACTAAAGCCAAGTTCTCGACGAGCTTCTTCAAGAGTAATAACATTTCCTTGATATTTTTGAATTGTATTAGATTCGAGTTTAATCTTAGTATCAATTGATACTTCATTAAATGTAAACGATACATAATCGTCTTTATTTAATAATGGATTAAAACCACCTTCTAATAATAATTCGGTGAATAGATATTTTTCGATAAAATTAGTAATTACATTTTGAAATGCTCTTACTTCATCATGCATTAAAGCTTCTGTATTGTCAGCAGAAGACTGACCACCGCCACGTCCCATCGAAGATTTAGATGCATTTAATGCAGAGAATACTCGAAGTTCTAAATACTCTAAAAATTTTAAAAGTTGATTTGCTTGCATGTTAGGAGTAATTGCTTGAATTTCTGTACGCTCATTCGTAACGATAAAACCATCGTTTGGCATTTCTTGGAATGCATCGCGAGCATCGTTAATTTCTTTTTGAGTCGCGTATTGACCTTCGGCAGTATTACCAACTTTTATATGCAAAACAGGGATGGCAAATCGATATAAAATCGTCATTACCAGCCCTTCAGCTTTTCGGAGCATAGTAACATCTTCTAATGCCGAATAAATTCGGGATGTACCATAGTCCCCATTA